AACCGATCTTGGCACCTTCGACAGCGAAGCTGTCGTCGTACTGACGGTTGACGTTACGGGTGATTACGAGGTTGTTCTCCAGGATTTCCAGAGCCTTCCGCGTAATCATGTCAATAGTAAGAAGTGTATTAGCCACAATAAATCTCCAAAAAAGAAGTTAGCGGGTACGTCGCGCTTCCCACTGCTTAATCTGTCTCAGGCGCTCGGCTTCGATCCACTCCGACGTGCTCATGTCCTTGACTGAGCGTGGGTCCGTCGTGTCTCGGGCCGGCGCGCCTACGGTTTTAGCCGTCACAGGCTTAATCGGCGGGGGCGCGTTGGTTGTTCGTTTGACCGGCGGATTGTCGGTTAATTTGACCTCAATCTTACCGATCTCCTTGGCTTGCAGGTAGGGCGACAGGCGGGAAATACGCTCAGCTTCACGGGGGTTGGAACCTAAGTAGTATGCTACATCGGGGCCAACATCCGAAGCCTGAATCGTCTCGGCCATTACGTTCGTGATTGGCAAAGCTTTGTTGTACACGACTTGTTCAAAGTCGTCGTACTTGTCAAAAGCCGCTTCCTCACGTTCCTTATAGGCCATCAACAGCTCGCGCTGCTGCCGGTCTGCCTCACGTTTGGCCAGCAACTCCTCGGCTTTGCGGGTTGCCAAAGCATCCGCGTAAGCGTCGGGGTCAATGTCCCGGTCAGGCAGCGTGGCGGGCGTCTGAGCTTGCGGCTCAGGCGCTTTTAGCGCTTGCTCTCGCTCCCACTTGCGACGTTCCCGTGCAAGTCGTTTGCCTACCAGTGCGTCGAGCTCCTCTTGGGAGAACGTCTTAGCAGGCTTTTCCTCCGGCTGAGTTGCCTCTTGGGCAACAACTTCGGGTTCCGGTGCCGCCGTGGCTTCCGGTTCCGGCGCGGGTATTTGTTCCGCTACTACTTCGTTTTCAGACATTGTGATTCCTTACGAATCCCTGGTCAACCGGGCCAGTACGGTTAATTTACGCTACGCGAAATCTCTCTAAATATTCCGTCGGTTCCATAAACCAAAGTCAAAGCATCTTCGCTTGACCCGGTAAAATTGGTGCCTCCAGATAGCTGTATTGTTGCATTGTCTTGTATAACAGTAGCGCCATCAAACAAAATTGTAAATGGCACCCCAACATGGGGGTCAACAAAGTTGGTGATTGTCGGCGTCCCACTTGTCCTGACAGTGCTGACTGGATACCCGCCTACCCCTACTGCGAATATGTTGCTTTAGTAAGTGCCATAACTAATTACGCCGAACACGGGTACCAAAACCCAACGCGAATGTCTGTATTGCTGCTACCTTGAATTTGAGCGGCTGCGTCGGCAAGTCCATTTCCAGTTGCAAGATAAATGCCGACGTATGATTTACTGTCCGACCATGCAATCTGAAAACCGTTTACAACACTTGAAGCCGAACCTCCAATACTAATTGCGCCTGCCCCCCAAGAGCCGCGCTCACCTACTTGAGTTGTGGTGCAAGTGTTGAAAGGTATGCTAAGTCTTAACTCGCCGGTTGGGCTAGCTATGCTACTAGCGGTAATGTACCCATGCACATACACCATTCGGCCGATTCGCGTATATCCGAGCGTATCAAACGAAGTGTTTAGTGTGATTGTGCCTGACGTTCCGCAAGTCAAAGTGGGTGTGTAAGTACCTTCCTCGTACCAGTTGAGCAGCGAGCTAGTCTCGCCAGCCGCGCCGGTGTTAGCAGAGAAGTCGATGCCTTTGCCGGAAGAAACAACGAGGTTGCCGGTACTTAACGTCTGATTGCCCGTAAACGTCTGCGCCGCATCAGTGCGCGCCGCAGTGAAGTTGGCGTCCGGTACGGTCATTGTGCGCGTTGATGCAGCCGCAGGACCGGCAACTTGAAGGATGCCGCTGGTAGCGTTGGAACGCACGTTTTTTACCGTTAAATTGTCAGTTGCTACTTTAACGGTACTGCCGCTTTGCACAATCGGCAATACTTCAGTGCCCGCAAGCGGCGTTGAAGCGCTATCAAGTTGAGAAATCTTTTTGTCAGCCATAATGATATACCTTTAAGTTCACGCGTTTATGTTGAGCGCACTGACGTACCACGTTGACGCCCCTAGCGTTACAGAGCCGCCCGATTCGTTTCGTACAACGACTGTCACTGTACTTGAAGCAGTTACAGCGGCGCTAACTATTAAATCACCTACGTTAACGCCTGGGCCGACTGTAGCCGCCATGCCTAGCTCCGCGCCCAACACAGTAAACGTCGTGCTGACTTGATCGCCGTTGTTAATGGTGCCGGGAGTGTATGATTTTTGTCCGGTATACCGAACAAACTCATTGGCGTTGGGCGTATACAAGGCCGATCCGCCCGCGTTGCCGGGAACGGCAGACCATCCATCTAAAAAGAAGGTACCTGTCCCAGAAGGCGTAGCAAACCAAATTTGTAGACTTGTGTTGCTACCCGTAAAGTTAACGGTCGTGCTAAATGAAACCCGCCGCCACTGATCGTTAGGGGAGTACGTTCCCACTGGGCGAACTTGCGCGCCACTATCCGTCACAATGTAAACGCCTACATCAACGCCACCGGACGTAGGAACTCGCAGCCAACCCGATACGGTAACGCGGCCACCGTTAATGGCGGTCGGCAAAAAAGGAATGGTCAACCGAACCGTTGAAGCGGGGTAAGCCGCTGACGTAGTAACATTCAAACTTGAAGTACCAAACTTAACAACGCTGGTTGAGCGCGCCATTGTTGCGCTCGATGCGCTCCATGAGCCTGCGGGCGTGTTAGCGTCAATCCATCGCTCTAAATTTCCGTTGCTAATGATGCTGTTAAAATCAGAAAACTGGCCTACTATATTTTTGTTTTGGTAACCATACGCGTTACCATTTATTTGAATGGTGTTTGTGCCAGCGTCAATAATATTTGAACCAACTTGGCCAAAACAGCTAATGTTACCGATTTTGGTGTCAACACATGCGCTATCAATGTTTAGGACATTGATGTTAACGCCATCCACCACGCAACTATCGCAACTCTGCAAGAAAATGCTGATTTCGTCGCCGGAATGGAATATGCCGGGGCCAAATACGTTTCCTTGGCCATTGTCATCAACAATTTCCGTCGCGTTATCGCCTGCTTCAACGTAAAAATTACGGATGTTGTTAAATGTACAGTTGGACATGGCCAAGACAACGTGCTGGACTGCATACCCTGCATATAAATGCCGTACCCCATGCCGCCATCAGCGACAAGGTTAAAGTCGCAGTCAACGGCAACTCCGGTAGTTCCGTCTAATTTTGCAACACGGAACCCATTAGCGGGCAAATAGCAAGGGACGGGGTATCGCTGATAAAATTGATTGGAGTTGAATTGAACCGGACGGCACGACTGCAACGCCGAAGCGTATACGCCATATCCACCCGAAGCCGTGCCCGCTTGAACGTGTATATTTTTGAACGCACATTGAATAAGGCCTGTCAAAACCAAAGCGTTTTTGCAAGAATTTTGAAGGCCGTAGATGGCGAAGTCTTCCCACGTAGTGTGGAACAAACTCAACGTCTGGCTTAACAGCTCTACGTTTCCATACCGGATACCGTTGGTGTTAGTGTCCAACGATAAATAGAACCCAGAGTCAAACCCCGTTCCGATAATGTTAATCGGCTTGGTAATGTGGATGGGCTGCGTGATTCTAAAAATACCGTTGTTCAGCAAAATAGTGCCGTACTCGGGCGTTGCAGCAATAGCCGCTAACACAGCAGCCGTATCGTCTGCAACAGCATCGCCTACGCCGCCAAAGTCTTGAATACTGACGGTCTCGCGCAGCTTATCTTGGATAGTGCGGCTAACTGCGCCCGATCCTGGCGGCAAATAACCAAGTTCGTTAATGGCCGCTTGTTTAGTAATACCGTTCTGTACAACCGGCAACACATCCGACGAAGAAACCGGCGAAGTTGCTACGGGAAGTTCGGTAATTTTAATAATTGCCATGAATCACTCCAGCAGCAGTTGGCCGCCGTCCTCTTGGACGAGGTTATCGCTAAGTTCAGTCAACAAATTGCCGACTGACCCACCCGTATCGTAGGTGCCTGAAAACAACGTGGCTACGGCCCCAAGGCCAATAGCTACGCCATTTCGCAATGCAACACCCCAACTCATCGAATGTTAATCGGCTTGGCGTACACGTCGCCATCAGAACTGACGCGAATCGCACTTACTCGCCAGGGCGCGCCAGTGCCTTGCGGCACAATAAACGGAATCGGCGTAAACGCCGGGATCGGAGTGCTGGAGGTCGTCGCAGTGACGCCTTCGCCCACAACAACGTATGCTGGGGTCGTTGCCCACACCACCACGCCCTGTGGGCCGGCTTGCCACGTCGCAGTTGACCCCGCCGTGCCCGTGTACGCTACCGTACGACCGGGGTATACGGCATCGGCCATCGGATTAAGAAGTTCCATGCTCTACCCTCACGCTAAGAAGCGCAGTTTGTACAAAGTGCTCAAGTAAAGAGCCACAATTTCGTCAATAATGTTCTGAATTGCAGTCTCATCTTCGTCGCAAAACTTGTAGCGATTTGCTTCAATTTCAGCCAAAGACTCCTGCAAAAACTCAATCACGTTGCCGGTTTTTTTGGCCGATTGCAACGTAATCGGGCCGATTAGGCCATGACGGCCCTGATAGGCTTCCGCAAACGTGTCGGCCAAATCTACGATTTCATCGTAAAACGTCCCCAACGCCGAGTGCTTGGCAAAGCTACGCGTGTTCAGATGCACCGAATGGGCGACATCCCGCGCTAGGAACAGATGACCTACAAAATCGGCTGGTTTCATTGCGGCGGTAACTCCGTGCCCATTTCAGGCATTGTCCGTTGGGCGGTCGGCGGCACAAGCTCGCCATTGCTCATCATACCGGCCAAAGTGCCCATTATGATGTCCTGAATCTGCTGCTCATTCAAGCCGCTTTCGACGGCCTTAATGCGGTCGGTCTCAGCGCTATACGCCTTGACCTCCGCCTCAAATTCCTTGATCTGCACCTCGCGGGCTTCCATAGACTGCTGCACGCGCTGGAGCATCTCTTGCATCATCTGCATTTCCTGCGCCATAACCTGCATCTGCTGGTTGGCCGCCTGGAGCGCCGGGTCTTCCTCGTCCGCCAAGAGCTTCGGATCAATGACCTTTTGGAGCCGCTTGCTGATTTCTTGAGCGCCCGGCCAGTCCATGTTCTTGACGAACAAGTCGCCTGCAACCTGCCACAAGTTCGGGTTGGCCTGCAAAATCTGCCCCATCGCGTCCATCGCCTCCTGGCGCTTGGTCGCGTAGGACGGGCCGGTCGTGACCGCAACGTCGTACTTACCGACAGACGGGTTGTAAATCTTTTCAATCACGATGCCCGTCTCGTTCATTAACCGACGGACAGGCTCAGCCTGCATCGGGTTGATTTTGACCGTTGCGGTCTCTCCGTCGATGCCGACGATTCGCGCGATACGCTGGGTATCGTAAATCTTCGGAATCAAGTCAACGAGTTGGCGCGTCCCATAGCGAATGGCCCGAGCTAGGTTATCTACAAAGTGGTATGTGCCTGTGTCGCCTTGCCGTTCACGCGCCAAAATGGCCCGACCCGTGCGCTCATTGGACCGCATACCGAGGCTGGCATCGTACTGGCCGGTCGCGGCCTTGATGTCGTCGGCAGCGCCCATCTTCGCCTGGATCAAGCCCGTCTGGGCAAGCGGCGGCGGGGCACGTTGTGGCAGCGGCAGGACTGCGCCCTGACCGTCTGTCACGTCGGGATTAACTTCTAAGTACGGCCAATTGGTTGTGTTGGCCGTCTTCCATTGCTGTTCGTAGCCTTCAAACTGACCGCCGTAGCCGATGAACGGCGCCTTGGGCGCGAGGGCCAGCATTTCGGCTTCCTGCGATACCCAATAGTTGTACATGCGCTGTGCGTCCTTGGCGTTGCGCACAAGACCCGACACATACATGCGGCCTTCAACTTCAAACTCGTTACCGATTACACGGATGACCGGAATCCATTTACCCGGCCACTCGCTTTCTTCAAGGATTTCGTAGCCGTTAGTCTTGACCCATTTGACGCGTTTTACGTCAACTTCGCGCTTGCGAATGGGCTGAAGGCCGAGCATTTCCAGCTCTTGCGCTTCCGGCGAGCCATCAAACGCCGTTTGGTTGCCGGCGTACAGATTAAGCGTCTCGCGCGTGTGTTCTTTGTAGAAATACTCCGCGATGCGGACCGTATTTTCGTTAATCCACTGCGATAGCGCCTGATCGCCTACACCACGCTGCAAAACCGACGAAATCGGCTCTGCGTTGGGGTACATGCGCTCAAAATCCGCCTTCGGAATGTCCTCGGTGATAAAGCACCACTCCGCATCCGCACCACAAGGGTCTTGGATGGTCGGGTCCATGTACACACTGAAGCTATTTCGGATGCGGCCTATGCGAAGGTCTTGATCGAACGTGTTTTCGTCGCAGTATTCCGTCAAAATGCGGAAATACCCTTCGCCGTAGGTGACTTGGTTGTCACAAGCCGTGTCGTATGCGACATCCGCATCCGAAATGTACTCAATATGACGGACAATTCCGTCAAAAATCTCAGCAACCTCAATGTCCGCCTTGTCATCGACCGGGATGACCTTGCCAGAAGGCCGATTCTGACGCTGATCGTTGGTCACTTGCCGCACATGCTGCGGCAGCTTGTTGATCGTTAGGCACGGACGCGCGTTGACCGTCTGTCCTTGAACCGAGCCGCGCGTCGCCAACACGTCTTGGGGCCACTGCCACTGATTGTCCGGCGATCCTGCCATGAAACGCAGGTCATCCAGCTCGTCTTCTCGGCTGTCAGAGTACGCCGAGAGGGCCATCGTCAGGCGCGAGCGCGCTGTGGCCAATA